AAGAAAAAGCTGCTGAAATTGAACAAATTCAGCAGAGCAAGCGAGTCTTCTCAGATCGCTCTAGCCAAAAGTCTGACGTTTCAGAACAAGATATGGTAAATGCACACATTTTGGGTGTAGTTACTGCCAAAGGCATGGAAGGTACTCGCTTTGGTCGTTCTATCCTGGAAAAAGCTGCGGCTGTCCAAGTTCCTGGCTCTACTAGCACTGACTATGAAACTATCGTTTCTACTGCTATTGAGCGCGATATTGAGCTTGAGCTTGTTCTTGACCCTCTTTTCCGTAAAATTCAGATGAATGCTGCTTCTATGGTTATCCCAACCATGCCCGACGCAGGTTATGCAGAATGGTCAGCAAATACCTTTGCAGGTGCTCCTGTAGCTAGTGACTATACAGGTAACTTAGAAGCACGTGGCAATCCTGAGTCTCCCGCTGCTAATGATGGTATTGGCATGGGCAGTACTTTGTTGACCGTTGATCGTTTGATTTCTAAGTCTTTTATGGCTAATGAAACTGAAGAAGATGCAATTATGCCTATTCTTCCTTTGATTCGTGAATCTATGGTTCGTGCACACGTACGCGCTATTGAGCATTCAATCCTTGCAGGCGGTTCAACCGACTTTGTAAACCCTAACGGACCTAATGGTCTTTTAAAGCTGGCTACAGACCAGAGCAAAGTTCTTGATTCAGGTGCTTCTGCTGGTGCTTATGTTGCTACTACTGCAGCTTTGTTGAACATGCGTCAATCAATGGGTAAATACGGTCGTCGTCCTGGCGATGTAGTATATATCGTATCTTTGGATGCATACTACGACTTGCTTGATGATGCAGAATTCCAAGACGTGAACTTGGTCGGTAGCGATCGTGCTACTAAAATCTCAGGCGAAATTGGTCAGGCTTATGGCTCACCAATTATCGTATGTGACGAGTTCGCAGGCGGTAAGGTTGCTGGCAAGCATTGGGGTGTTGCTGTCAATACTCGTAACTTCTTAGTACCTGTTCTTCGCGGTGTAACCGTTGAGTCTGATTATGAAGTAGAGAAGCAACGTCGAGTTCTCGTCGCTACTCAGCGTCGTGGCTTTAAGCAGTTGTTCTCAGCTGCTGGTCAAGTTGTTGCGCATACTTGGTAAGATGTTTAGGATGGGAAGCCTTCGGGCTTCCCAAGCCTTTTTAGGAAAGAAATGGCTGATTTAATTACATTAGACGATTATAAACTACTAGAAGGAATTAACTCTACTCAATTTGATGAGAAGTTCGAGACGCTAATTACGAGTGTAAGTAAGCTTGTCCGAACCTATTGTAATAGTGAGTTTGACACCTATGCTAGTAGCCCAGGATATACAGAATATTTTGATATTCAATGGGATACGTATACTGTTCAACTAAAGTACAGTCCAGTGATTAGTATTACTAATGTTTATGAAAGAATAGGACAGTCTTCTACTTATAGAGAATTATTTACTGGAGGGGCAGGAGCAACTCCAAGCTATGACTGGTATCTAGATCAGATTTCAGACTCTATTTTTAGAACGCAAGAAAGTGGAGCTTATAGAAACTGGCCTCACGGTGTAGGATCGGTTAAAGTAACATATTTAGCTGGCTATACGACTTTGCCTACAGATTTACAACTGGCAGTAGCTGATATTATCACTTACTACCATTTAAACGAACACAAAGATAGACAGAGCATAGGCTCAGCAACTCGTGAAGGTTCCGGTTCATCCTCTATACGATATGACCCAGGATTCCCAGACCATATTCGCAGAGTTTTAGACATGTATAGGATACAATGAGCAAGGCTATTGTAGATGGTATTATTCGAAGTTCTCTAAATAGAAATGTAAAACGCTTCGACACACTAGCCAGAAAATACTCTGCTGCAAACAACCCTCACCATTTTCGTCTTACTGAGGAAGATTTTAGAAACACCATAGTTAAAAATTTTACAGCTATTATGTCAAAGATAGTAAACGGAGACCCTTTAGAAAACCCTAAAGTCAGAAGCTTTTTAGAAAAAGTAGCTAAAAAAGTATTTAAGCAGTACGCTAAAAAGTATGTTTTAGGTAAAGGGGAAAGTATAAATGTTTATCCTACGTATATACTGCTTTATCAACCTAGCTTACGGGAGAACAAATTAAAGGCTCCTATATTTGATATTGCTTTACCTCTAATAAGAAGAGGTTTTAAAAATATTTTAAAAGGAAGCGCTGACTCTGCTTTTGGTTCGAGGAGCTCTCAGTTTACGAGACGAACACAGTTTCTGCATATAGGGAAAGAAACTTCCGGTACTGAAGGAATGAGACTATTAGGTAATACTGTCACAGGAAGACAAGTCAATGAGGACGGACAAGGCCCTAGAAAAGTTAGAAGTTCTGAAGTAAGTAATAAAACAATAGAATCAAATATTGAAAGAAGTTTAAAAGCTTCTGGGGCTTCTATGTCTGTCAGTACTTCACAAGCACGAGAAGCAGGCAAAAATGTTATTGTCGATATGCTTCGTAGACTAGATATTAAGTGGGAAAGCGGAGAAAAGCAAAAGTCAAATGATTATAGAAAAAAGATAGATGTATTTGGAACAGTAGGACCTTCAGTAGATAATAGGCCCGGATCGGAATCTTATGACTGGATTAATCTTCGTGCTCAGATGGAAAAAGAAGTAGCCGAAGCTCTTTTTAAAGATGTAGAGGACTTCGCTAATAAAGCTGCCAGTATGTCTCCTGTAGAGAAACTTAAAAGAATTGCGATAAATCAAGTTATAGATGCTTTTGGAAGAGCTCAAAACAAAAATTTTAAAGTAAAAGCAAAGAAAGAAAAAGTACCTAAAGCTAAGAGAGACAAATCTAGGGGTGTTGGACAACCGAATAAGAAGAATACTAGATTACGCGGAGGTGCTATAGCTGTAGGAGCTATTAAAGGTCAATCTAGTAGTAATCAAGCAACTAAAAAGAAGGGTGCTCCTCGCTCTAACTTATTAAGACTTCAGGCTATACTGAATGCTAAACTACCTGCAGAAGTTCGTAAAAACATGGGAGCACCCGCATTAGAGAATAGAAGCGGGGCTTTCGCAGGTAGTGTTAGAATTACAGACATAAGTACTACTGCCAAAGGATTTCCAAGTATTGGCTATACTTACGATAAAAACCCTTATCAAATTTTTGAGATGGGTAAAGGAAAAACGCCCTGGGCAAGTGCTCAAAGAGACCCAAGAAAACTCATTGATAGGTCTATAAGAGAAATAGCATCAGAACAATTAGTAGGAAGATTTTTCACTAGGAGAATGTAATGGCAACCAGAGACTATACGTCGCGAAGAATGGCAATTGTTCAGGCTCTCGTAGCAAAATTAAAACTAATTAATGGAAACTTTCCGTACAGAACAAACTTATATAATAATGTAGAACCAAAACTATTGTTTTGGGATGAAGTACAAGATTTTCCTGCAGTACATTGTAGTGCAGGAGCAGAAACTAGACAGTATCAGGGTGGTGGCTATAAAGATAGATTTATGACTCTGACATTGAGAGTATATGTTCAACAAGAAGATGCCGTACTAGGCTTAGAAAAACTTTTCGAGGACATAGAAACAGTAATAGAAGATAATTCAGCATTATCTTATACAGATCAAGACGGAACAGCGCAATCAGTACAGCAGCTTACAATAGTAAGTTTAGATACCGATGAGGGCGCACTAGAACCTTTAGGCGTCGGCGAAATCGTTTGCGAAGTTCGATACTAAGGTTAGGAAGAGAGTAATCTCTTTGGAGAAATAAAATGGCATTACAATTTACAAGAGACGTACAAGTCGCAATCAAACTTGGCAGTGATATCTGGGAAGTACCTGTACTTGATGGTTTTTCTTTTTCACAAGCAATTAACGCTTCCGAAATTACAGTAAGCGAAGCGGGAGCAACCTCAAGACGTGGGCGTTTGCTTTTTAACGATTCTTTAGCGCCAGTAGAATGGAGCTTTAGTACTTATGCCCGTCCTACTCTAGACACAGTACCAGCAACAGATCAAGCACGTTGTATAGAAGAAGCTTTATGGGCTATGTATGCCGGAGCTACTTCG